ATTCTTTCCCCTACGGAAGGTTTCGATCTGAAGGTGTCTATTACTAAGCAGCCTGGCAAGCAGTTTAATGATACAACGGTCGATCCTGCTCGTAAGCCTACGTTGCTTCATGCAGATTCTGCAACTTCTCAAAAGTGGCTTGAGAGCATTCCAAATCTTGATGACATGTATCGCCTTAAGACTACACAAGAAATTGAGACTGTTCTTAATAACTGGTTGAACGGCGGTTCCGAGCCTGTTCAAGAAGGAGGCACATCGAGAGGTGCTGATCCTGTGGATGAACTCGACAACTTAGTCTCTGAAGTAAAGAATTCTTCCCCCGAGAAGAAGGTAGCGAAGAAGGCTGAGAAGCCTGAAGCGAAGAAACAATCACTCGATGATGCGTTTGCCGACCTAATCGGTGAGGAATGATAAAATAAAAAACTCCCAGAAAGATCTGGGAGTTTTTTCGTTGTGACTGCATGCTTACATGCATTGATCATAAAAATATCACCACAACAAAGACAGACCCATAAGACGAGTGGTCTGATAAAATTGGAATTTGCTTGGTTAGAATACAGACGAGGAATTTAACACATGGCTAAAAAAGAGCGATCCCAAGGAGATGATACGCAACAGAATAAGTCAAAAGAAGACATTCAAGACTTTACTGCATCTCTGATCAGAGATCTCAACAAAGAGTTTGGCACAAGAATTGCATACAACCTCTCGGAGATGGATGCGCCTACAATTGTGAAACGCTGGATCGATACCGGTTCTCTTCAGCTAAATTATGCCATTCGAAATGCAGCTGAGGGAGGATACCCAGAGGGCAGAATCGTAGAAATTAGCGGTGCTCCCTCTAGCGGCAAGTCTCACCTGGCATATCACGCAGCTTCTGTTGCACAGAAATTAGGCGGTCTAGTAGTTTATGTTGATACAGAAAATTCTGTGCCCGTGCAGAAGTTGGCTGACATGGGAATCGACGTTCGAAAGCGGTTTGTCTACTGCGACTCCCACATGACCGAAGAAGTATTCTCGATTATTGAGTCGACCATCACCAAGGCGAAACAGATCGTGGAGAAGAATGTTCCCATTGTTGTAATCTGGGACTCAGTCGCAGCGACTTCTCCCAAGATGGAGTTGGACGGTGAATACGAGGACAACACGATCGGTCTTCAGGCCCGTGTCATCTCAAAGGGAATGCGCAAGATCACTGGTGTGATTGGTCAGAACAACGTCACGCTCATCTGTATCAACCAGATCCGCGACAAGATCGGCGTAATGTACGGTGATCCAACCACCACACCAGGCGGAAAGGCCATTCCGTTCCACTCCTCGGTGAGAATCTCTCTCACGAGCGGCATGCCTGTGAAGGACAAGGCAGGAAACATCATTGGTATTCACGTCATCTGTACGATCAAGAAGAACAAGGTGGCGCCTCCCTTCAAGAAGTGTGAGTTCGACATCATCTTCGGTAAAGGTATCGTGGAGCACGAGTACATCTTCGATGAAGTTCGTACCTACTGCAAGGAGAACAAGGGCGTCGTCAGAGACGGAGTCAAGGTCAACATCAGCGGCGAGGGAGCCTGGAAAGAACTTGTGGTCAGTTCTGAGTCTACAGGAGAGATTATAGCTGAAAAGAAATTCTACAAGTCTGATTTCGGCGACGTCATGAATGACGAAAAATATAAAAAGTACGTCATGATGGCAATTGACGCCGCACTCACCATAAATCCGGGTACAATCGAGCAGATCATAGAAGAGGAGATCGCTTCTGATGAATAAAGTCATTGTTAATTACAGGGGAGTCAATGCACCCGCCTATCAGACAGAAGGTTCTGCAGGCTGTGATCTTGTAGCAGCTGAGGATGTAGAGCTTGCTCCTGGTAAGTGGGCTGCCGTCGGAACTGGCCTCTTCCTAGAGATACCCACGGGTTATGCCGGCTATGTGTGTCCACGATCTGGGCTTGCGCTGAAGAGCGGCATATCCGTCCTCAATTCGCCGGGAATCATCGATTCCGACTACAGAGGTGAGGTGAAGGTTATTCTCGTCAATCACACTGACCTCAGATACAAGGTCAAAGGAGGAGACAGGATAGCTCAGCTGCTTTTCGTACCTGTTATTCAGGCGGTTCTAAGGAGCTCAGAAGAGCTATCGAACACCACAAGAGGATCGGGTGGATTTGGAAGCACTGGGTATTAGCATGGAACACCAGCTCCTTCACGTCGCTCTGGCTTTCTTGCTTGGCTATGGCCTAGGAACACTGGACAACATCGTCAGGTTGATCAGAAGAAGCGGCACGAGCTTCGAACGTGCCGAAGAAGAAAGACCAACCTCGTTCGTATCGAATGTCGTGAAAGAACAGAAGCAAGTCACACGTAGGAAAGTCGAGATCGATGAGAAGAAGTACGTCACAGATGTATCGACTGAAAACTTGAAGTCGGGAGCACAACCTCTGGGTGTCGTTTCCCAGACCAACGACGACATTTCTTCTGCGACCAACAAGCTCGCGCAATTAAAGAAGTTGAAAGGATAGTTATTGACATGGCAAAAGGATTAGACGTCGGTACGTCGTTCATCGTCCTCTCCAACGAAGGGGACAGCGGTACCGTTGAATACAAGGACTTCAGGGACGCCTTCTATGTGATCAAGCCCACGACTCCGATCGCTTCAAAGATGATCGAGAAGGGTCTCGCTGGCAAGACCTTCGTCAAGGACACAGACGGTTCCTACATCATCTTGGGCAAAGACGCCATCGAGAAGGCCGTCGAGAGGAACGATTCCGCGAAGCGACCGATGTATCGCGGTGTCGTGTCTTCGAAGGAAAAGGATGCCCGTCGGGTACTGTCCTACATACTCAAGGAAGTTGCAGGAAAGGCATCGAAGAAGGGAGAGAAACTCGTCTTCTGTGTACCAGCTCAACCAGTGGATCAGGAGGACGATGATTTTGATGTTGGTTACCATGAGGACGTCGTCAAGAAGATCCTCGAAGAATGTGGCTATGACTCTCGGGCGATCAACGAGGCGGAAGCGCTGTGCTACTCAGAACTCGCCGACGACGACTACACTGGCGTTGCCCTGTCTTGGGGCGCAGGTATGGTTAACGTTTGTGTCATGTTGAGCGGTGAACCTGTCGTCAAGTTCTCGACGACTAAGTCAGGCGACTGGGTCGACCGCATGGCGGCAGTTGCCACCGGAGAGTCTGATTCTGTCGTTCAAGCAGAGAAGGAACAGGGAGATTTCATCGTCGCGAAACCGAACGAAAACCAGGTACTCGCCGCGGTCGCCACCTACTACGATCGCCTCATCGATTACACCACGAAGCAACTTGCCGCGGCAATGGAAGGTCACAAGGCACTCCCGAATTTCAAGGACCCGCTGCCCGTGGTCGTAGCGGGAGGAACCACGAAGGCAAAGGGATTCGTCGCACACTTCGAGAAGAAGTTGTCTGAGAATGGATTCCCGCTGCCGGTCAAGCAAGTTCGCCACGCTGCAGATCCACTCCATGCAGTAGCACGCGGTTGTCTAATTGCCTCTCAGATTCTCTGATGGATGTTGAAGTCGATTGGCAGGTGTGCGACGACGTGGAAACGCTCGTCGCCACCATTCACAACTGCAAAAAAGAGTTGACGAAGAACTGTTTTTCAAAGTTCAGCTCTGCTAAGATCTTGGAGTACAATGTCAGTGCACCGCAAAAAATATGCGAATTCCTTCTCCTGTCGAGCGGCCACAAGCCAACGAAAGACAAGAGTGGGGATTCTCATTGCCACAAGATCGTGACTGAGTTTGAACAATTCAAGCTCTACAAGACCAAGATGTTTGGTGATTCAAAGATAAGGCTCGAGGCAGTATTTGACGTCGGCGAAGGCAGAGGAAAATACTGGTACGGAAACATTGCTCTCATTTGACAACTTCGACACTGACGAGGTAGTATAGAACACATGTCCGACGCTAGGCCTGTTTTTATTGTGGATGGACTCAATATGTTCTTGAGATCTTACAGTGCTTTCCCGCAGATGTCCTCCCACGGTTATCAGATGGGAGGATGCGTGGGATTTTTGAAGTCACTTCAGCGTCTGTGTCGAGAATTTCAGCCCTCCGGAGTGTACGTTACGTGGGAGGGCGGAGGTTCTCAGCGTAGGCGGAAATTATATCCCGAATATAAGGCCAATAGGAAACCCGGTAAATTAAACCGATTTTACGGGGACGACATCCCTGACTCCGAGGAGAACAAGCAACATCAGCTCATGTCCCTCCTCGGAGTTCTCAAGAACGTTCCCGTGTGCCAGATCTATGTTTCTGACTGCGAGGGTGATGACGTCGTGGCCTTTCTATGCAGGGGCCCGCTGCGAGATCGAGAAAGAATCATCGTCTCCGCCGACAAGGACATGTACCAGCTCCTCGACGAGAAGACAAAGATCTACTCTCTCTACAGGAAGAAGTTCATCACCAGCGAGGATCTGTTCGAGGAGTTCCGAATCAAGTCCCACAACTTCGCGTTGGCGAAGTGCCTCTGCGGTGACGACTCAGACAACATCCCGGGGGTCAAAGGCCTCGGATTCAAGTCCGTCGCGAAGAAGTTTCCCATGCTCGGCAGCGACGACACGATAATCCTTCAGGATCTGATCAATTATTCTCACACACAGAAGGGTGAGGCCTACAAGCGGGTCGTCCAAAATGTGGATGTTGTCAACAGGAACTGGCAGCTCGTTCACCTTGACGGCAGCATGCTTTCGGCAGATCAGATGAAACGTGTTGAACACGTCGTAGATACATTTGAACCCGCTGTAAATAAGATGGGGTTGTTAAAGATTCTGGTCAAGGAAGGGATCACGGACTTCGATTCTGAGGGATTCTTCTACGACCTTTCGTGCATCGAAGGTCATCGCTACTCTTCGGGAAGACAATAATGCTAGAAAATGAACAGAATAAGTCGAACGTCTCATTCGGGCAGTTCGGCAAGTCATTCCAGGAAAAACTGTGTCAGGCTCTCCTCGTCGATCACAAGTTCGCCGAACAGATGATGGAGGTCGTCGACATCTCTTACTTCGAGGTGAACTACCTCAAATTTCTTGCGGATCGCTACTTCTCATATTCCAAGAAATACAAGGTATTTCCCACCCTGCAATTATTGGTCACAATTATCCGCGATGACCTGAAGACGGGAACTGACATCATCCTGAGGGACCAGATCATTGATTACCTTCAGCGCATGAAGGCCAACCCCGATGCAGGTGACCTCGTCTATGTCAAGGAGAAGTCGCTCGAGTTCTGCAGGAAACAGGCTCTCAAGAAGGCCCTTGAATCTGCCGTCGACCAAATGCAGGCCAACAAGTACGAGTCCATTGTCGAGACGATCAAGAAGGCAGTCCAGGTTGGTACGGCACCTTCT